TCAGCCAGGCGCATCGCCAAACCCGTCCTTAAGTGGTGCGTCGAGCCTACACCGGCGGGCCTGCATGCTGGGTGAGAAGTTGGCGCCGTGGAGCCAGGTTCTGGCGGCGTTGGGGGGGACTTGAAGGGGGGCAGCATGCGGCCAGGACTGGACTGGTTGGGTTCGGCTGGGTAGACCTCTTGGTAACATAATATACATACTGCCGCTCTCGTCACCGCTAACCGCCTGAATTTGGGCGGTTTTTGCGTTTGCGAGACCTGGCATCGACAGCGCTACCAGCGCGACGACCGCAGCCGCCGCGCTCATTCTGTCCAGCATGAGGCGCCACAGGGCACGTTCGGTTGCAGACGTGGCGCGCTCGGCATGGATCATCGCGATCCAAGTGGGGCCATCCAGCTTCGCCAACGCGCAAATCTGCGCAATTCGCTCATCTGCCAGCGGCGTGTCGCCCTTACGCCAGCGGGACACCAGCGACCGGGTAACGGTCAGCCTTTCAGCCAAAGCCATATCGGACGCGAGATTCAAGCGAATTTTCACGTTGTCAAGTAGTTCGTTGACGGCGGTCATGGCGGCTCCAGTTGATCGATCAGTTGACACGTGTTTCCCGATCAGTTTACATGCCCCTCGTTGAGTGATCACTCAACACCCGCCACCGGCACCCCAAGGCTGTTGGCGGGTTCCCTTGGGGTAGGGGCTTGGGGAGGGGTAGGGCACATGGATGCACTCATTTCCGCCGCGCTGCTGGGTTCCATCGCAGCCGTCTCGTTCGGGCTGGTCAGGTTGGTTTCGTGGTGCATCGGTCGGGTAGGGGAGTCATCCCGCCGTGCTGCACGCGAAGCTGCCTTCGTAGCCCAGGCACGTTCCGACCTGGCCGCAACCGGCTGGACCCCGGATCACGAATCCCTCTACCAGGCCGAAATCGCAGCCACCAAGCGCGGCGACCTACGGGCCGCGGCCCGCTATGCCGAGCAACAGGAGGCAATGTCGTGAGCCTGGTTGCCGCCCTGTTCGTTCGCCGTGACTCGATCTACAAGGCAATGCCTGGCGTTGATGCGTTCGACTTCGACCGCAACGCGTTGAGCTTCGGCGGTGGCATGCCGGTTGTAGCCCATCCCCCGTGCCGGTCATGGGGCCGTCTTCGTGCTTTTGTCACCCCGGTGCCAGGTGAGCGCGACCTGGCCATGTTCGCCGTCGCTCAAGTGCGAAAGTGGGGTGGGGCACTGGAGCATCCAGCCGGCTCGACGTTGTGGGCCGCCGCTGGCCTGCCGGCACCTGGCCAGCGCGATGAGTTCGGTGGCTGGACCTTGCCCATTCTCCAGAGCGCGTGGGGACACCGCGCCGACAAACCGACCTGGATTTACATCCTCGGCATTGAGCCTGGTGATCTGCCGGCGATGCCGCTGCGCCTCGGTCGTTCCACCCACGTCATCGCCCAAGGGCGGACCCGCAAGGACGGCACACGCATTCGCAAAGGCGATGCCGAATGGCGCCCTGAGGTCACCAAGGCTGAGCGCGAACACACGCCGGCTGCATTGGCAGCCTGGCTGGTTGACGTGGCCCGGCTTTGCTCGCGGGTTGAGCAGCGGAGGGCTGCTTGATGGCCGGCGAGTTGGGACTCCCCTCGTCTAACAGGGGAGTCAGTGAATTCAGGAACGCCGACGGAACCCTGACGGTCGGCATCGACTGGTTCTCCGCCTCGGTGGACATGTTCGCCGTCCTCAACGAGCTGGCCTTCCGCGACGGCGACTCGTTTGAGGAGGTTCGCACCTGGATCGACTACAGCGCCGATAACGCCCGTGTTGTCGCGTTGCAGATGTTCTGCTGGTTCTTCGCTGGGCTGGGCCTTGAACTGGATGAAGTAGCCGGGGGAGGGCGCTTCTACCTCTGGCGCGTCAAGATCATCAATGCCGAAAAGAAGTTCGTCGGCATGATCGAGTTGGGTGGCGATAACTGCCGTCGCGCCGATGGCACGTATACGGCTCGCATCGAGCTAACTGGCGAGGGGTGCAAATCGATAGCCGCAGCGCGCTGCGGCCATGCGCAGCGGTGGCTGGAGCTTCGAGCGAAGCTCGAAAGCTGCGGCGGAAGGATGACCCGTCTTGACGTATGCGCCGACGATTTGATGGGCAAGTACCCCTTGCGCCTGGCACAGAAGTGGTACGACGAAGGCGAGTTCGACAATCGTGGTCAGCGCCCCAAAGCGCAGCTGGTTGACGACTACGACAGCGGGGACGGCAAGACCCTGTACGTCGGCGGCAAGAAGTCGGAAAAACAGTTGCGCGTGTATGAGAAAGGCCGGGAACTGGGCGACAAGGCCTCGCCGTGGGTGCGCTACGAAGCACAGTTCCGCGCGTCCAACCGTAAGGAATTGCCTCTCGACCTGCTCCGCGATCCTGCCGCGTACCTGCTGGGCGCGTATCCCGTATTGCGCTTCCTGCGCTGCATTTCGTCCCGCATTGACGTCACCAAAGCTGCAGCGGTTGCGACGTTCAAGAGCGCATGTCGTCACTTCAAGCGCCAATACGGCGGCTTCGTCAATTTCGTGTTCCGCACCTGCCCGGATGAAGAAGTGGCAGTGGCGGTCTTCAAAACCTGCACTTCGCCAAAGCTGCCGAAGTGGGCAACAGGAGACGTAGCAGCGAACTGGGCCACAAGCGTGGTCATACAACCAACCTGAAAGGGGTAACAGCACATGAGCATCAAGGTCACCGTCCTGAAGAACGAAATTGACGAACGCGGCGGCAGCTTCAAGAACGACGCCGGCGAGAACGTCGAGTACACCACCCGCAAGCAGAAGGGAAAGCTGGAAACGGGCGGCTTCGCCTATCCGTTCGATGTGCGCCTGGACAAGGGCCAGCCTGGTTACCCCGAGGGCGAATACGAGCTGGACGTGGAATCCATGATCCAGGTCAACAAGGGTGTGGCAACGCTGAGCAAGTTCACCGTACTGCGTCAGCCGCAGAAGGCCGCACCGCGCGTGGCGGCACAGGGCTAAGTCATGGCCGTGTGCGTGACTCTGACCCCTGAGGGGACGCTCGTACCCACCGGGGAGCCTGCATCGCAGTGTGGTGGCTACGTGCTTGTGTCAGGGGCTGAGCACGCACAGGCCTCGATCCTCATCGAACTTTTCCAGTGGCCGGAACCGGAAGTGGCCACTGGCTGGTTCTCGGGGGTGTTCACCCTGGTCCTTGCACTCAACGTGCTGGGCTACGTGGTGGGCGCTGTCGTGAAGTCGGTCAGTACAGAGCGGGATTGACCACCCCACCCAACGCGCACAACGCGCATCACAGAAGGAGTAGTGCAATGGATTTCGACAGCATCCTGACCGGCCTCGCCGTCACCAGCGCCGTTACCGCCATCATCGGCGCCGGCGCCATCAAGGCCGCACCTGGCTTTGCCCGCTGGGCAACCAACAAGGTTGCGACCTTCTTCCGCTGATCGCGGAAGAGTCGCAATGGGGAGGGGCTGGGCAACCGGCCCCGATTCCTATGAACCCACAGCCCGATGACGTGAGCACCGAAGAGAGCCAGGACGATTGGTGTCCCGAGTGCGGCGGTGATGACGTGATCGAGCTGGACGATGGGAACTTGTGGTGTCCCGAATGCCGGGCGGTCATCGACTACTAGGGGATGGCGATGGATTTCAGCGGGGTATTTCTCGGGCTCTCGGTCGCACAGGCCGTAGCCGCCATCGTGGGGGCCGGCACCGTCCTGGCACTGCCGCTGTTCGGTCGGTGGTGTGTGGAGAAGATCGCGGGCTTCTTTGAGGATCGCGAAGACCTGGACGCCGATGACCACGCCGACGATGAGGCGGGCGAGGCGGATGAAGTCGTGTGCGGTGACACCGGCCACGACTATGACGGCGGCGAATGCGTCTACTGCGGCGCGCCAGAGAGGGAGGATTGACGATGCTTGTGTGCATGGTGTTCGCGTTCATTGGCGGGCTGGCGGGCCACGCCGTCGCCCTGGCATTCAATGAGGCCAGCCAGTGATTCGACATGTCATCGTGACAGCCGCGGCGATTGCACTGGCCGTTCTTGGCCTGAGCCTCTCCGCACCAGCACAGGCCGCCGGATGTCCGGCCAGTGCGGGCATCTCCTATGCCGAGTGCGACGATCAAGGTGAGGCCTACGCAGCGGCATGGGCGGCTGCGACCGAGCAGGCTGGCATTTCCAATGCCGGTGGTGGGTCCACATGGGTCCCGATGGTTGAGCAGGAGGGCAACGCATACGTTGGCTTTGTACGGCCCTCGTATGCGTCTAGCGGTCGGTATGCGACCAACAAGCGCGGCTACAAGACGCAGTGCAGTGCGCGACCGGAGGAAACCAGCTGGAAGGGGGAGAAGTCAGGAATTGGCGCCGTCTGCCATAACGGGTGCAAGTACACCGACAGCATCTACGCGGGGTCACCCACCGGCCATCTCTATACGCCCTCCGGCGACACATGCAAAGCGAACGAACTGGCGCCGCCTGAGATAGCCGACCCCGGCGAGGGTGACGGCGGCGGTACCGGTCCGGGCGATGGTGGTGGCGACGGCGGCGGCACCGATCCGGGCGGTGGTGACGGTGGCGGCGGTACCGGCCCTGGCGGCGGTGATGGCGGGGGTGGCACAGGGCCTGGTGATGGCGATGGCGGCGGGACCGATCCGGGTGGCGGTACCGGACCTGGCCCAGGGCCGGGCACGGGAGAGGGCGGCGACGGTGGCGGGGCAGGGCCCACGACGGGTCGGCTGTACAAGAAGTCGGGCAAGACCGTCGCCAAGGTGCTTGCTGAGTTCAAGGCCGGCATTGAGGGCGCTCCGATCCTGTCCAAGGTCAAGGGCTTCTTTGGTACCTGTACGGGTGGCGGATCGTGCCCGACGGCGACCTGGGACGGTGGCCAGTATGCCGGCAAGTTCGACCTGGCCAGCTTGTGCAGCGGGCCGCTGTTGCAGCTGTTCCAGTACGCCGGTTTCGTCTTCCTCGCCGGCATGGGTGTTGTCGCCTTGAGGTGGGCATTGCTATGAAGCGCAAACACCTGGTGGTGCTGGCCGCGGCACTGGCCGTACTGGTGCTGTCGGCATCCTGGGCTTACGCCGATGGCGTTGGCCCGGTGACCGCCATTACAGCCTGGGCCAAGGAACAGATCACGTCGTTGTGGGCCGATTTCACCGACTTCATGACCGACCTACAGACGGACTTCATCGAGTTGGTGCTGTCCTACGTCAAGGCGTTGGTCTACCTGATTCCGGCGCCGGACTTCCTGTCTCAAATGAGCATCTGCGCGATGCTCACCGCGGCCGGTCCGTGGACGGCCTTCATCGTCGCCCAGCTTCGCGTTGGCGAGGCCATTGCGCTGCTCACCGCGGCATTGGTGTTCCGCCTGGTGCGCGTGTTCCTGACCCTATTCCAGTGGACGTAACGACATGATCTTCGGTCACGAAGGACTGCCGCGGAGCGGCAAGAGCTACGAAGCGGTGCTGCACCACATCCTGCCGGCGCTGCGCGCCAAGCGGCACGTATACGTGCGGTTGAATGGGGTAGGGGACAAGCTCGACAAGATCGCCGCGCACCTGGAAATGCCAGAAGAAGAGGTGCGCAGCCTGGTGCACGTGATGGGCGACAAGGAGGTCGTAGAGTGGTGCGTCTGCGACACCGACAATGACGGCGGGGTCACGTTCCCGCACATCGAGAAACACGCCCTGGTGGTGATCGATGAGGCGCACGAGTACTGGCCCACCAACCGGGCGAACCTCCCGGAGCGGGCGGCCAACTTCTTTGCCAAGCACGGCCATATCAGCCTGGACATGGTCATCATTTCGCAGGACTGCAAAGACCTGCACCGGCTGATCATTCGCCGAATGGCGAAGAAGAACACCTACACCAAGCTCGATGCGCTCGGCTCGGATCAGCGCTATTCGGTGAGGTTCTACGCCGCCACGGGCACCGGCAAGTACGAGACGGTCGGCACCGAGACCCGGAAGTACGACCCGGCCATTTGGGAGCTGTACCACGGCGTTCAACCTGGCATCGAGAGCAACGAGGTCTACAAGGGGAACACCCGCACGCTGTGGAAGACCTTGCGCGCGCCGTCAATCCTGATGGGCTTGGCGCTGATCGTCGGCGTGTACGTGCTGGGTAGGTTCTTCCTCCAGGGCAGCGATTCGACCGGCACGGCGGACAAGATGAAAGAGGCGGTCGCTTCGCAGAAGGCGGCAATCCCGGCGATGGGTCATGTACCTGGATCGCAACCGGCCACGGTGGTGACCAAAGTGGCGGAAGCTCCTAAGCAGAAGGAGCTCCTTCCAGCCGGCGTGCAGTACATCCTGGACATGGCAGTTCAAGCCAGGGCGCGGCACGCCGGCTGGTACGGGCACCGCGATATTGTCGAGTTCCGCGCATTGGGCGGTGGCCAGGTGCTTGACCGGTTCACCACTGAGCAGCTTTGGGCCTTGGGCTGGTCCGTCAAACGGACGGAGTTCGGCGTACTGCTGTCGGCGAAGGGCCACGAGATCATCGCGACCACCTGGCCCGTTGATCCGTTCGGCGAACAATCCGATTCGACCACCGAGCGCATAAGGGCCGCGGCGGGGTCGCCTGTGACGAGCGCGAGCGAGACACAGCCGACCGCCGCCGCGGCGAACGGGAGCACCCTGATCGCAGTTGGCAAGCGCCCGCTGGGCACGTTCCCCGAGACGCCGCCATATCCGGCCAGCTTCTAAATAGGCTTGCGGAAGGGCAACCCTTGAACAACCATAGGGGCTCAAAATCCAGCGCTCCATGGCGGCCGTCTG